TAGTTTAATATCCATCTTCCCATTGAAAGTCAAAGTTACCTCTGATTGTCCTGCCATCCTCAAACATAACATAGCCAGTCTCAACTCCATGACCACAACAAGCGTGAGCCACTCCTGGTAAATTAGCAATACATGGATCGTGACCATCTTTTGTTGGTTTTTTACCACATCTAGGACAAGGCCATTTGTGTTTCTCTGGACCACTAGTTTTGGTTATAAACCTATATTCCTCCATTGGAATGATTGCATAACCATCTAATTGAGGCGTAATTCTGCCTAATCTGTCAAAATGAAATAATTCTTCATCCCAAGGATTCTCTTTAATGAGACAATTATTAAGATAACCTCTTCTAAGTCGTTTCAGACGATTGCGAAGATGTTCTAATTCTTCATTTTGATTTTTGGGCATTTAGTTATCCGTTAGATACTTTATCTAGATTTAAAGAAAACTGTTGGGATTGTTTTTCTTTTTCTGCTTTATTGCGAGCCACAGTAGCTTTTCCTTTTTCAATAGATTCTTTAGTTCTTTTTCTACCAGTCATAGTTTCGCTTTGTTTCTTTTTATGTTCTTCTGATTTTGGTTTTCTCAATTTTTGTTTAGTCTCTTCTGTATGAGTAGAACCAACCTTGGCCTTATGTTGGCAATCTGTAGAACAGTATTTTCTTTTATTATTTTCATTTATGTTTCTAGGCATGAATGGTTTTCCACAAAGTTCACATGGTTTTTCTTCAAAGAAGTTTTTCTTTTTGAAACCGCTATCTCCTTTTCTCTCTTTTGCTGCCAAACTCTGTTTATTTTTAGTTTCATCAGAACGTTTTTGACCAACTTGAGAAAGATGATAGCATTCAGGAGAACAATATATCTTCTTAGGGTTCTTTGAATGAAACGGATTACCACATTGAGCACAAGGTCTATCTGGTTTTCTGCGAATTACCGAACATGCTTTATAAAAAATTTCTTACCACATTCTAGGCAAGTTCTCGGTTCTTTATATTTTTCAGAAAATCCAGACGGTCCTTCACCACCATCTGTTAAGTTACATAAAATTCCAGTGCCATTACTTCTCCTTCCATAAAGAGCAATGAGTTCCATTTCTAAATCAAGCGCTTCTTGTTCAGTTAAATTTTCAGCAAACTTTATTTTTATTACAGACAGGCCATTCTTCCATAATTTATGAATAACTTTAATTTTTAAATTTCTCTTTTTAGAACCGAGGAGTTTTCTAGCTTCTTTTTCATGATCATTTATTCTCCTTCCTTTTCCTTTACCCACATAAAACGGACAAGGGTTCCATTTGTAGAATGGATCATGATCATCATTGCGACAAAGGAGGTAAACATAAAAAATCCTTTTATAACTGTTTTTTGTCATATCTTTAATATCCAAATATATAAGTTATTGAATTACCACAAGATTTCAGTTGAACTAGATTTTATTTCATTTATCGGCCAGCGGGCAGCGCAGTAGTATCCGGCCGCGTCGGACCAGTGAGTAAGTAAAGGTGTGGATTTCTTATCAATTTCGCCGCTCCCCCCTTCAAGCACTTTGGTCCCTTCAAAACATTTCACAACAGAGGGAGCACGTCTAGAATCCACGAGGAACCTTATAACACCAGACACGGAGCAGAGACGGCTGTTGACCGCGTTTACACGCGAACGTTCGCGAGGATTGGCAGATTGGAAGTAGAAGTATACTCGTGAATCTCCATTAGGTTTCATCCATTTATTGTGAAAGCATTTCTTTATAATATCGATATCACTTCCAGTGGTTTGTGCAGAACCGCCTGCTCCACCAGTCGCATCACCATATACATGAATTTCTCCTTCATGCATACCCCAATCTGATATCAATTTGTTACATACTGCAACTGTATTGCTATTATGAGGAATATGTACTTCTCCAATTACACCAGTACCAATAACTGGACGAGTAAACTCTTGATTTTTTACTTTATCATAAATTACTTCCGTAACTCCTGGCATCAATTGCTCTTGACAAACTACCGCTACACCAGGACTAATATTAAAGTCAAAACAAAAGATTAATGGTAATTTTTTATTATATTCTAATGGACGACAATGTGTTTTTTCTGTAAAAGGATAATATGCACGTCCTTGGAACGATTCGAACGATCCCATGAATTCCTGATTGAAGGTCAATTCATCTAGAAATTCGCGGGCTGACGCTATTTCAGCAGCATCCAAAATGTCGGCTGAAACCCAATGAAAGTACGAAAATTCCGGTATTTGACCTAACTCAATGGCTTTTGCTTCTATCCTCTTTGCATGTTGTGCCAAATCATAATAATGATTCCTACCCTCTGGCACCCCAATAAAGTCACACCACCCTTTCCTATCAGACAGAGCAGGTCGCACATGCTCAGGCCAAGCTCTAGCTTTCATATTTCCATATTCATCTAATATCCCCCCATCCCAAGGCGATCCCTCAATTCGCTCTGGTTTATCCATCCCAATAACCCACAGTTCAGCACTGCTCTTGAACTTAATCACCATATCAGATTCACGTATTGCAGTTCTTCTATCCCTTCCTGGCAATGCCCAATCAGGCACCATGGCTTTCAGGTCAGCCCAATAAATACGTTTTGCTTGTCCCCATGTAGGCGCAGCCACGAAGTATCTTGGCCCATAATCTTTAGAACAACTCATAGGGTCCAATGTACATGGCAATGGCATATCTATATTAGTATTCCATGGATCAATGCATCTCAATATCAGTTTTCTTTTTGCCAATTCAGTATTGTGAGTAACTATTCCATTAGCAAGAAAGTTGTGATAATCTTTAACTGTTAGGTCATAAGTTTTTTCTGGTTTAACTTCTTTTACTGATAATACTCTTTCCCATGTTATATCTGCATTAACTAGAAAATTATATAAGTTTAAATCTAAATATTTCTTGATTTTGTTTAATTTGTTTATTGTAATTCTTTCAACAAGAGCCTTTCGTTTATTATTTTTTATCCAAGAACTTAATTCTTTTACTAAATCAGTAGGAGCATCAATATAATCTATTTGAATATGCTTTCTATAACCTTGTGCTTTAACAGATTCATATTTAAGACTAGAAACAACCTCATCATAAGTCAATGGAATAAATTCACATCCATCAGAATATTGCTTTGATACTGCGACCAACATTCCTCTTTCCAGATCACCTGCTTCAACCCATTTTTTGTTTGCCCATATTGGATGGTTAGAAGTGCATCTTAAATATCTGAATGCTTCATTGGTGCCTGATAATTTTATTTGTACAATAGACTTCTTACCATTCTTTAAAACATGCTCTACTTCTTTAGACTCCAAGACATACATTGGATTAGCAGACAATACCATATCACCAGCCTTAATTTTCTCTACTGGTTTTTGTTTGCCATTGGCCATAGTGACAAGAGTGCCTTTGGCAAGACATTTACCAGAACGTCTTCCTGCTGGCACCACTTTAAATCTGGCCGGACTGTTTATAAGTCTGGATTGCTCATCATGATCTCTTAACTTAGTCCATCTGGCTGGAAAATCATTTCCAAGTTGTTTTGACTCTGGTACTCCGTAACTGTGTTTAGGTGACATTATTCATTCTCAACTTTCTTTGGGGTTTTAGGTAAAGTGTCCACCATTCCGCCAATTTCTTTGCCAACTTTCTCAAAATAAGTTTCTTCATCCTCTGATTTCTGATGTGCCATGCCAGCAGGTTGCCTTCTTTCAGGTGAGGCGCTGCCAAACCATTCCTTGTAACCCATATTCAATAGGATTGCGCCTTTGTCTGTAGTTGCTCTTTTGATTATTTCCCCCATCCAATATTTTTTGAAATGGACTTTACCATATTTCAACTCATAACCAAATTTTCTAATAACAGTAGAATAACTGATAGGACCATAAGGACAAATAACTTGTGCTATTTCTTCTGGTGTGCTGCCAGTAGCTACCATACCAGCAACAATAACTCTATCTTCCTCAGTAGGCTCCCAATTCTTGATTACACTTGATTTAACTTTCTTTTCAGCGGGAATTTTTCTTATTTTGTGGGAACTTTTTTCTAGCGGAACTGGAAGGTCTAAACCTTTTGTTATCGAAATTACATTTGCTGGTGGATTTTCTTTCTTGATTCGTTTGATAATTTTCTTAGCCATCTTCTCTCTCTAAATATATTGACTTGAAATCGTCTAAATTTTAATCTACTCTATAGATAAAGTTTATCATATCAAAAAAGATAGCGCAAGTGAAAAGTTGCATATTTGTGAAAATATTTTACCATTACTTTCATTTTTGTTTAAAATTGGTCCGTAACGACCAATTTTTACTTAAATTTTACTTAATTTTCAAGAATTTCTTCTATTCTAAAAATTTCTTGAAATTCTTGAAAATTTTTCTTGACATAGGGTTCTAGGCAAGATAAGCTATAAATAATTCACAACAAAAAAAATTATGGGCAAGGGTCATTATTTTCTTGACTTTAGATTCCGAGTCTATATAATAAGAACTAATGGGTAGGATTGTCCTATCCTGTGACTTGCCACCCCATGCTAAACGCTCCCCCGGCGATTGGGGTGGTGGGTCAATTATCCAAAAAGGATAAAATTTGCCTACATTCAATTCATTTGAAGAATTAAGAAAATTTTATTTTCCCAAGCAATACATCAAAGAACACATACTAGAAATAGTTGAAGAATTATTATATAGTAATATATCAAAAGAAGATTTCTTGAAATTGATGGATGAAGTGAAGAAGGATAAGGAATGAAAAGGAATAAAAAGGAGAACCTATGTCAAAAATTAATGAACTAACAATTGGATATTTCAAAAAACAAAAACGTGAACTCGAACAAAATATCTTACTGGATATTTCAAAAAGGTTGGAAGATTTCAGAACAAAGAATGGTTTTAGTCCATATCAAATTGATGTTGACTTGGTTGAAACCACTGTCCTTGGTCAATTACCAGACAGAGATTATGTCATTAGTTCAATAAAAGCAAAATTTGAAATTTATTAAAAAAAAAGGATAAATAATGACCAAAATTCTACACATAGAAATTGACAAATGTGAAGATTGTCTGTTTAGACAATGGTATTGTGACTATAATGATCCTGAAAGTGAAGATGAATATGAATGTGATGGCACTGCTGGATATTGGTGTTATTTCCCAGATAGTGAAGTATGGTGGGTTACAATAATTAGAGATTTGGGAAAAGATTTAGACATTCCAAGAAATGAATATAGAGGCAATTTTCCAGAAAAATGTCCATTAAAAGATAAATAATCTATGACCAAGTTGAATATATCAAATGAAACTTTTATAATTTATTTATGTCCAATTTGTGGAAGAACAATAAAACATCCAACATTAGCCATATACACGCCAAATCTTGATTGTGTGCATATTGATGAAAATAAAATAGAATTTCATCAACAGATGATTAAGATTTGGCCGATAGATAATATAAATAACATATGACCCAATCTAAATTAATTTCACTTGCCATAGATGAAGCATTCAAATCGACACACCAACACAAGATTGGTGCCATCATCTATACCAACAAAGGCATT